AATTAGATGAAGGATGGGATGGGTTTTACGCTAAACCTGTTAACAGGGAAGTTCTCATTAGGCTAGAAAACTTGTTGGGAAAAATGGACATTCACGATATTAACAAATGGGCTATTTTCCCTGATTTGGATGGAAATTTATATTTAGATTTAAAATCAACGTCAAAATATGCAGGGATAAATATTTACAATAGTACTTTTTCATATTTCGTTGAAGATGAAACCCTACATGGACAAGATGATATACCTTTTTCTATCGATGAATTAATTAAAGTGATGAAGTCAGTAGCATAATGGATGGAGAGATAAAAGATTCTGAAACATTAGTGAGATCGTTATATTCTCCTTCCTTTTTTGATGATGATCGATTATCACCTTATGCTTTTACTTTGATAATCCTTAATAACTCTAAACGAGAAGATGGAGTTTCAGTTCTTAGAAAAGATTTACCAGAGTTTGAACATGACCTTAAGTATCTTAAGACTCTTAAACCGAGAAATCCAGAAGATTCATACGCAGGGTATGCTTCTTTAGTTGCAAAAGACGTTAGAAATATACACATAAAGTCTCCTAAACATATGGAAATCGATGTTATTCCAAAGCCTTCAAAAAAGATGAAAACGCATTCAGAAATAATTCTAAAAATTGAGGGAGAAAAAATAATAGCAGGTAATACATCAAGAGAATACCGAATATTCTGCGCTAAATTAGCCTATTTAGCGCAATGGGAAAAGAAATAGCTGACCTTAAAAAAATATGGTGTTGTCATAATGCGCGAAAATTAAAATTACCCATACTAAAGATTTTGCTAAAACTCAGTTTTTTGGTATTTTATTCGTAATTTTCTCTTATATTATTTTCTATAATACAGAAAATAATATATTTTTGCAAAGTAATTATATGCATATGAGGATGAACAGATTAGAATTGTATAAACAATTAGAACATTATCGCAATTCCAAATTGTTAGTTTATGTTACAGGTTCAAGACAAGGACTTGAAACACAGATTGCTAATGACATTCTTCCAAAAGTATCAGAGCATTTAGATAAAATAGGCGATACAGACAAAATTTCCTTATATCTATTTACAAATGGAGGGAACACACTAACGGCTTGGAGTTTGGTAAACTTGATTAAAAGCTTCTGCAAAAATTTTGAAGTAATTATACCATCTAATTGTTTTAGCTCAGGGACATTAATTTGTTTGGGATCAAATAATATTGTTATGACAAAACAAGCTATGTTGGGACCAATTGACCCAAGTGTAAATGGCCCATTAAATCCAGCGATACCAGGATTACAACAAGACCCTAATGCAAAAGTTCCCGTAAGTGTAGAACATGTAAACGCTTACATTAATATGGCTAAAAAGGATTTTGGAATTACGAATCAGAAATATATGACAGAGATACTGCTTAAATTATCTGAAAAAATTCATCCATTAACATTAGGACAGGTTTATAAATCAAAAAGTCAGATACAAATGTTAGCAAGGAAATTGATGAAAGGACAGCATCTTAAACACGATAAAGAAAATGCTATAATTAAATTCCTCTGTAGTGAATCTGGTAGCCATGATTATTCGATACGAAGAAAAGAAGCAAGTGAAAATTTGGGATTGCCGATAGAGAAACCAACAATGGAAGAATATACCGTTATTAAAGCGATATATGACGATATTTCCAAGGAATTAGAGTTGGATAATCCCTATAATCCTAATATCTATTTAAGTAATCAAGATAATGCCCATTATTCATTTAGGCGAGGATTAATTGAATCTTTAGAAGGAGGAACTGATGTTTTTGTTAGTGAAGGGACATTATCAAAGACAACTATCCAACTTCAGCCAGGGATTGTTCAACAAATGGCATTGAATGATAATAGAACTTTTGAAGGTTGGCGACATGAAAATTAATACTATGGCTTTAAGTAAAATATCAAGCACTGGATATAATCCAAAAACTGAATTAAGAACAAATTCTTATAGTGCAAAATTGTTCAGTGAAAATTCAGCAGTAAAGAATACAACTGCAGAGTTTATAAAAAATAAGACTGTAATCATTTCTAATGAAATAAGAAAGTTTTGAGTCACATATTATGCTTGAACGAGAATTTAAATATTACCTGAAGCATCAAAATGAGTTGCTTAAAAAGTATAACAATAGATATATTGTTATTGTAGGTGACAATGTTATAGGTGATTATGACAATGCATTAGATGCTTTTGAAGAAGCAAGTAAAAAGTACGAAGCGGGTAAATTTCTTATTCAAGAATGTACGGAAGGAAAAGGAGCTTACACTCAGACGTTTCATTCAAGAGTGAGTTTTGCGTAATGAAAATAAGTTCATTTACCCAAATATGTTCTAAAGAAGAACGTTGTTTAACTACTCTTTGTGGTGCTAGTGAAGCCTTTGACCCACAAAAGAGAGATAAAAATTTTCCCCATATTACTCAATATAAATCAATATGGGATACTGGTGCGATGGGAATTGTTGTAACCAAAAACGTAATAGAAAGACTAAAGCTACAACCTATTCGCCCTATCCATGTTGAAACAGCCTCTGGTCCATATGATACTTTCGCATATTTGATTAATTTGTATCTTCCCAATAATATCTTGATACCTGGAGTTTGGGTTTCAGAAGGGAAAATTGTAGATGCTGACATCCTTATCGGTATGGATGTAATATCCAGAGGTGACTTTGCCATCTCATCTTCAGATAAAAGTACGAAATTTACGTTTCAAATGCCATCAAACCACAATACTGATTATGTTTATGAAGCTCAACTAATAGATAAATACCAAAAAATTCATGTTGAATGGATAAAACATGGCAATAATAGATGTCCTTGTGGTAGTGGAAAACAATGGAATCAGTGTCATGGTAAATAAAATCATTTATTAAGTAAAAGTTAATTACGACACCCTATTTTTTTAGGATTATAAGGGGGGAGTATTGTCATATATAGGCACCTATAATTATGAATATAGTATGTCGATCTAATTAAGCTATTTTAAGCCGTTTGAGAAGAGGAACATCGTACGCCGATTGTTCCTCTTCTTTCTTAAATGTCATTTCCTTGTAAAATTTTCGTCTTGAGTTTTTGATAAGAAATAAATTTCCTCTACATTTGACTTCAAATTTCAATACATGAAAACAAAGTTTACCATTCCATTTAAATTAAAGCCATCATTTAAAGAATGGGTTTGTATTATTGTTGTCCTTTTTTTTAGCCCTTTTATAGGTGTCTTTATTAATTATAGCACCTCATTATATCTCGGCGACCTATACACTTTCGGGATATCCGATCGAAAGGATTTCTTCACAGTGTGGATCGCTTTATTTGGTGCTATAGGCATTGCATTCAATATATACCAGAACCAAAAGAGGACGAAGAACCAAGAAAAACAACTTGAAAAACAACAGGCACAAATTGAGCTACAAAGCAAGTCGCAACGTGATAGCAGATTTTCGAAAGGCATCGAATTATTAGGTAATGACAATGAATCAGCCAGAACCGGAGCGGCTTATAGTTTATGCTTTCTAGCAAAAGATTTTCCAGATGAATTTTCGAAACCCGTATTTGACATTCTATGTTCTCATATCAGGACGCTTACTACTTCCGATGATTATTTAGAAAAACATCCAACAGTGTCAAATGAAGTACAAACAATATTAAATTTATTGTTTAAAACTACAGACGGCAGTAATATAACTCCATTTTCTACTTATAAAGCAAATTTGAGTAGAGCACATTTAGAAGGAGCGGATTTGGAAAAGGCTCATTTAGAAAAAGCTTATTTGTTCGATGTCAATTTAGAAAGTGCTATTTTGCATGATGCTAATTTAGAGAAGGCTCATTTATTCCGAGCTCATTTGGAAAATGCTTTTTTAGAAAAAGCCCATTTAGAAAAGGCCTTTTTGCAAGAGGCTGTTTTAGAAGAGGCTGTTTTGGAAGGAGCATTTATCTATTCCTCCCAAAAAACAGTTCTTAAACAAAGTGGAGCCGATTTATCTGGCGTCGAATGGGTTAATAACGAAGAACAAACAATTATAACAGATAAAGATTCCCTGTGATAAACAAAAAAGGAGTAGTCACTTAAAACGGCTTATTATATTAATTCCACTTATACTATAAACACATTATCATGGATGATATATTAAAAGAAATTCATTGTACCGATGCTAAAGATTTTATTTCAAAGTTTTCGTATGGAGGTGAATATTTTCATTTACGAAATGAAAATTTTATTTTCAGAGGAGAACCTTCGGATCAATATTCTCTCATACCAAGTTCTTTGCGAGAAAAAAATCGGACAAACATTGAGAGAATAATAAGGAACTTCATTCCTGAATTTTCAAAAGACATTTTTGACTTGTCCATAGAATATCATCAAATTACTTCAGAATATATACTACTTAGCATGTTTTTTAGAGAATGTGATCGCAATGGTTTATATATTCCAGACATAACCGATCTTAGATCTTTAGCAGCGGTCAAGATACCTTTACAAGAAGAGCTAGATAATATAGAGAAGTGGCTACCACTTAATTATATTGAACTTGCAGGCTTAGCTCAACATTATGGAATATATACAAGATTGCTTGATTGGAGTTTCGATTTTAATGTTGCACTATATTTTGCCGTATCTGGTTACATGCTAAATAAAACAGATAACCATCCTAAAAACATAGTAATATGGGCATTAAATACAGAGATTGTAGTAAATAACAAATTCGATATGACGGGATTAAAAATTACTGTCCCAAAATATAATAGTAATCCTAATTTATGTGCACAAAAAGGAGTTTTCACCTTGTGGCAAATAACAAATACAGGAAGGGATTTTGAAATGCATACTAATAGAGCCCCTTTAGATCAGTTGATTAAAAAGAATTCTGAACTTATAATAACAAATACAAAGAATGGCAATCCACTATATAAAATATATATCCCAGTCGAGAATTATCACGAGCTAAAGACTTATTTAGAGACATCAGGTTATGATTCAGCCAGGCTATTCCCTGGATATGGGGGTGCTGCCAAATATATTTTAAATAATCTTTAAGCATAAACATTTTAATCAATTGTAAAACTATGAATGAGAATCTTTCCAAAACAAATACTTATGCGTTACTAATCGGTAATAATAACTATCTTGGAAATGAGTTAAACAATGCCGTAAACGATGCAGAAGGTATTAAAGAAATGTTTGATAAGCTAGGATATAAAACAGATATAAGAACAAATTTTAAGCGTGATGATATTGCAGCAATCAAAGAAAATTTAAAAGAAAACATAAAGAATATTGAAATAGGCATTTTCTATTTTGCTGGACATGCCTTTGAAATAGACAACAAAAACTATATTGCACCTATTGATTGCCCCTTTTCTAGTAAAGAAAAATCTAATTGTACCTTTTATTGCATGACATTGGATGAAATAATCGAGATATTTGATAAATCCACTTGCCAAATAAAAATCATCATACTTGATGCCTGTCGAAATAATCCATTTAAAGGGACTAGAGGTATAGGAGCATGTACTCTTGCACCAATCAAAGTAACGAAAGGATACATTATCGCATATTCCACATCACCTGGTGAGACGGCATTGGATAATTCTTCGGGCCCAACCAATCATGGTGTATACGCAAGTGCTTTTATTTCTCACTTGGAAGAGAAACATTTACCTGTGGAGAATTTTTTTAAAAAAGTGAGAGAAACAGTGTATTCATTAACTGAAGGTAAACAGGTTTCATGGGAGCATACTTCTTTGATAGGAGATTTTTGCTTTAATAAAGGCGGAATCTCTTATAAAGATCTTCCCTATAGCGAAGAGGCTATAAAGGATTACAAATACAAAAATCACGGTTCTCCATTTGATGATATTATTAATGGACTAAAATCTTATGATTGGGGAATACAAAAAGAAGCTATAACAAAAATTGCAAAGAATATTAATGCCGATATTAACGAACAGTTTGTTTTAGGTAGAAATATTTTGCAAGCATCTGATGGAAATTCCTATGAGGCACAAATATTCATAGATAAATTAGATAACAACATCAAGTCTTATACAACACCACAAGGAGACAATCACATATTAAACGGAATACTATATGAAATATATTTCAATTCTCGTGGGGAATTTAGAACACTTGACAATGCCAAATGTCAAGGAGACATTGATAAAATATTCTCATTGCAATATAATCCAAATTACAAAAAATCATTTCTTTTTATATCGGACCTCTTAGCTGAATATCAAGACTCTTTATACTATGTTCCAAATGGCGCTAGTAATAATATAATATCAATTACAGTAACTTTTAGCGATGAAAAAGGAACAGATATTATTGGCAATTCAGAAGTTCATAATGTAATTAATAAAATTTCGGTAGGAGCACAAGACATTACAAAAAAGATGAGAAGTAAATATACGATTTGCAATGCATCTAAAGAGGATTTGACATTGAATATTGCTAAATGTTTGGTAGCTTATTCGCAGGACATAGCATATAATCCTGAAATACCTGATAAAAATTTATATTTAAATCTTTATTCTGAGGTAATTGATTGGAGTACATTATTAAAATAGAAAAATCTCGCCTTTTCCTTTGCTATCTCAAATATTCTTTCGATATTTGTCCCAGTCAAACGTCCACGAACGATTTCGTGTCGCAGAGCGCGGTTAATGCTCAACATACAACGTCGGGCTTTTTTTATGCCCGGCCGTAAAATATGGCGGCTGCTTATTCCTTTCATTTTTTTGTGCTCCGGCATGAATCTGTGGACGTTTGACGACGGGGAATGGCAGCCGTTTTTCTGTCTAAAATGTCAAACGCCCACAGTTATGAAAACAAATCAAATGGGAATGCTCCTTCTCCCAGCTCCAGCCAAGAGAGCTAAAAGAATCAACTGGCACCTTGTCCGTGCCGAGATTATCAAATTTTACAATCGTTATGTGCCAGAAGAATTCAAGATAAAGACTAAAAGCGATGCCTTCAATTCTTTGTCCGTATACACACTTGCCATCAGTCTGATAATACCATACGTTATACCTGCTTTTGCTTGGTGCGTATATAAAGCAAAGAGAGGAGGTAACAAATGAGTATTCTTAATATATCCCACGAAGGAAAAATCATCGAATATGTAGACCAACGCAAAGCCCCTAACCGGGCTTTCGAAGAAATGAAAAAATGCTTTGAAGAATGCGCGCAAAAATGTCTGACATTCGAAGAATCATACGAAAAGATATCAGACAACTTTAACACACTCAAGTCCTCTGCATTCAAATCCGGCACCGGAAACATGAAAATTGATAAATACTTTCAGACATCATACTACAACGACATCAACTCCATCTATCTTAGATATAGTAATGAAGATGTGATATGCATATTCAATCAATATGGGAAACCAAAAGAAAAGGAGGATGACGAAGATGGAGAGAAAGATTAATATCAATCTGCCGGAGAAGTTACAAGAAACGATTTCCCGGTACCAAGAAGACGATGGAGAGCTCGCACAATATTATATCAAACTATTGGACGAAGTCAGTGGATATTTTTTAAACGAAAACGTGCTATCCGTTGTTGATATAGACATGGCGAAACTGATATCCATGCTTCGCGACATCCGAGCGATAAGAATGGATTTATCCAGTTTTGTAGCGAAATAATACGCATGATCCTTTTATGTAAAGTCTTATTTGTTTATCTTAGCACAAAAAAAGAAAAGATATGGATTTCTTATTAACGATATTTGGTGTAGCCCTTATTTGGATCGTAGCCAATTTGATATTAGCATTTTTCTTGGTCCCTTATCAATGGCACGGAGATAAAGCCAAATGCGCTTATCTGTTATCTGTTATCATAACGCCATTCTTAGCAGTCCCCGTTATTGCTATGATGTGGAGTTAGCATAACGTATTTGTACTTTAAGATTTTGCCCATACCGGCTATTTTTACTGTAAAAAGTAAAGATATACCGATATGGGCAAAAGACTTTCTGAAGATGAAATAAAGTGGATTCTTTCTCTCGATGCTTCCGGAGCAGAGAAAGAAATGAATAAGCTCAAACAAAGTTCTTACGAGCTTACGGATCGAAACAAGCAGCTGAAGACTATACTTACACAACTAGAAGCTGCAGGCAAAAAAGACTCAGACCAATATCATCAGCTAAGCGCTGAGATGAAAAGAAATAGTGATGCCATCTCGAAAAATAGATCTGAGATGGCGCAACTCACAAAGCAAATGGGACTGGAGAACCTCTCTATGTCTCAGCTGAAGTCTCATGCAAAGGACCTGCAAAGACAACTTGACTATACCTCAAAAAGTCTGCATCCGGAAGAATGGGAAAAACTCAATGCAGACTTACAAAAGACGCGTTCTCAAATGGACAATCTTACATTGTCCGGGAGAAAAGTGTCATCAATGCTATCCGATTCGTACAAAAAGTTCAACGTCTTCAACGTGATCGGGAATGTAGCAGGAAATCAGGCAGCACTACTGTTCGACAGATACATCACAAAAATGAAATCGTTCGCAAACGAAGCCGTCGGCGTTTCGGCAAAAGCGGATGGTATAAAAAAAGCTTTCGCAAGGCTTAACGAACCGGGACTCCTCGACAATCTGCGCAAAACGGTTCATGGAACGATGACCGATGTCGAGCTTATGCAAAAGGCCAACCTGGCTCACACCTTCAGTATACCGTTGCAAAATCTTTCAAAATATCTGGAGTTCGCTCATCTACGTGCCAATCAGACGGGACGCGACTTTAACGAACTGGCCGATGCTATCATTACAGGCATCGGAAAACAGTCGACTAAAAAACTTGCCGCTCTAGGACTTAACGTCACGGAACTGAAGAATAACATAAAAACAAACGGCAACTATATTCTCGGGCTCAACGAAACAATAGATGAGCAAATACAAAAAGCCGGGGGTGATTACGTGTCTGCCGCCGATGCCGCTAAGAAACGAACGGCAGAGCTTGCCAACGAACAAGTAAAACTAGGAGATCAACTACGTCCTATCAAAGCCCAATATGTAGCCTTGACACAACAAATCCTTGTCTGGTCTGCCAAAGAGTTGGTATGGGCCAGCGAACATAGAAAAGGTTTACTAATAGTAGCCGGAGCCCTCGGGGTCGTAACTGTTGCATACGGTTTATACAATGCCGCTATGAAGATACATAACATGTATATGGGATATCACAACATGCTCGTTTCGGCCGGCAATAGAGTACTTGTTATTCGGACAATATACACCAATGCCTTATCCGCAGCAACTAAACTGGTAGCATTACGGACTACTGAAGCAAGCATAGCGCAAAGAACCTTTGCAACAACAGAAGCAGCATCTTCGGTAGTAAGTAGGGCCCTTACGTCTGCCATGTTGCTTCTTAGAGCTGCGATGATGTTATTGAGCGGTGATATTCAGAAAGCCAAAGAAGCGTGGATCGCTTTTACGGCCATTTCCAAAACCGATCCATGGATACTACTCGCGACAGCCATAATAGCAGCAGGGGCGGCACTCATATATTTTTCAATTAAGAATAAAGAACTCACTCAGGCGCAAAAAGATGCAATGCGTGTGAGTGGAGAAATCAATAAAAAGTATGCTGAAGAAAAAGCGACTGTCGAACAATTGTCAAAGACCGTGCACGATTCCAAATTATCATATCAGGAACGTTATAATGCTTTGGCGGAGCTAAAGAAGATAGCTCCGGGCTATCATGCTACCCTTACCAAAGAAGGGAAATTGATTAATGATAATACAAGTGCATTAAAAAGCTATTTGCGACAGCTCCGTGCAAAGTTAATACTAGAAGCATCAGGAGATCAACTTAAAAAGCTGTATACTGATCAGGAGATACAACAGGAAACACTCAATCGCTACAAAACGATGCACAAAATACGCCGAGGCATTGAGGATAAAACCCCTGCCCAAAATGCAGTAGTAATGAACAGTTCTGCCGGTGCTGTCGTCGTTGGTGGGGGTAAAGACTATAGTCAATCTGATGCCTACCAAAGAACCATTGACGATACTCAGAAAAAATTGAATCAAACGGAAGGCAGTATTAAAGTCTTCGAAAGGTGGCAAGAGAATGCAAGGAAAAAACTTGATCAGATGGCTGGAGCAGCAAATGAAGCAGTACCTACTGCTCCTAAAGACGACTTATCGCTATTCGACACGACACCTACTAAAGATAAAAAAATAAAGAAAAACACAGTAGATCCAAATCAGATCAAGCTCGAAAACATGCAATCGGCCCACGAAAAAGAGCTAAACGCTATTAAGAAATATGGGCAAGACCGAGAACTGATGGAAGAGCAAATAAATATTTCGACCTCTCAAAGCGATGTTGAATATTACAAAAATCGAATAGCTCATCTGCAATCTTATCTCACATCGACGAAAGATATTAAAAAACGTGCGGCCTATAACAAAGAATTGGTGGAAGCCGAAACAAAACAAGCTCAAGCTGAAACGGATATTGATAAAAACAAAATAGCTCTTTTACAAAAATATAGAGAAGAGGATCTGAAAAATGTAGAAGAAGAAGTCGCTAGTCAAAAAGCGATAAACGATAATAAACTCGCTAATGGACTGATCACTCAGGAAAACCACGACAACCAACTTCTAGCCATCGAATCTGGAGCAGCTGAATGTCGGCTACAAGTTCAAAAGAATTTTTTCGAATTGGTGAACGCGGAAGAGCTGAAAAATGGGAAGTTGAAAAAAGACACCGTTGCTGCAGCCAATCAAGAAATAATCAAAGCAGACACCGATGCAGCCAACGCTCGAATGGAAATAGTCAAGAAGTTCACATCCGGTTACAAAGAGTCACTCGATAAGCTTAATGATATGGGTGGTGGTAACTCGATAGAGGCAGATCACTACTTACAAAAGGCCGCTTTAGAAGCGACGTATAATGCTGGGAAAGCTTATATCAAGTCGAATAACGATAATGCCGCAAAAACGGGTGCTCCTTTGATGAGCCAAACATCTCTGGATGCTGCCTATAACAATGCAAAAGAGAAACTCGAGCAGGATCATCAACAAAAGATTCTTGAGATTCGACAAAAATATGGTATTCAAGAATACCATAAAATACTTGAAAATCAAATTGCTGAAATAAATAAGCATGAGAAAGAAGGTGTACTGACTCACCAAGAAGCCGAGCGATTGAAGTTGCAAAAAACGGCTGAGACATATATGCAGATGGCTCAATATTACGTAAATCTTTTTTCCAATGTCATACAGGAGATGCAACAAGCCGAAATGGACCAAGTTGATGCTAAGTATGATGCCGAAATATCAGCAGCTGAAGGAAATTCGGAGCAACAGGAAAAACTCGAAAAAGAAAAGGAAGCAAAGAAACTCGACATTCAGAAAAAATATGCAGATATTGATTTTATAGTTAAAATTAATCAGATAGGTGCTTCAACCGCTTTAGCAGTTATGCAAGCTTTTGCTCAGCTAGGACCAATCGCAGGAGCAATAGCTGCGACAATGGTATCTGCCGTAGGGACTATGCAGCTAGTGCAAGCGGTAGCTGCAAGGAATCGTGTAAAAAGACTTACGGCAGAAGGAACGACTTCGGGGTCCTCGGTGTCACGTGTAGCTACCGGTCGTGAAAGTGGCGGTAGCATTTTAGTCGAGCGCGAACAGGATGGCAAAATCTTCAATGCAAAATATGATCCGGATAAAAGAGGGTTTGTTGATAAGCCTACAGTTATTGTTGGCGAAGGTGAAGAGTCGAAAGAATGGATAGCCAGCAATGCAGCTGTTACTAACCCCACGATAGCTCCGTTCCTTTCCGTTCTTGACCAGGCACAACAAGCAGGACGCATCAAAACGCTTGATTTCAATAAAGTAATACAAAGCAAAGTGTCCGGCCGTTCCAGCGGGGGAAGCATAAGTGACAATCATAGCATACCAACTCTGGTACCAGGTGACACGTCCGGGTTAGAGAAAGCGGCGAAACAACTCAGTGACACACTTAGTGCCGGTATACATGCTACGGTAGTCCTTACCGAACTTGAGGAACAACAAAACTTAAGAAATAAATCAAGAAATATAGGTAGCAAATGAAAATAATACATATAGCATCTGGCAAACCATACCAACTGACTCCAGACACAGCGATCGAAATAGAAAGACCGAATCCTTTTTTTAACACGTATGGAGAACAGTCCTTGCCACTCAATATACCGGCAAGCGAATATAACCGGGCACTCCTCTCCTATCAAGAAGATCTAGCAGCGACAATCAAACAACAGGCCAATATCGATGCGGCGATCATCGATAAAGATTTTTATATGGTCTGCAGACAAGCCATACTATCGTCGAAAAAAAAGGAGAATATCTCGACTTCTTTTTATCTTAATGAAGGCTCCTTCTATACCAAGCTGTCCGACCTTAATCTGAAAGATGTCTTCGGCACCGAATCGATACATGGAGTAACTACCGTAGAAGAAGGCATCGCTTTCTGCCGAACACTTATAAGTGGAAATAATCCAAACTACGCTATCTTCCCGGTACTTATCGATTACAGCGAAGTGGACGGTACTAATTTTACTAGACGTATCAATTACTTTCAAAGCAAAGGATATAAGTTTCTCAACCGATGGGGTTACTTTAGTAATGATATCTTCGTTGATGCGCCCTCTGACAATTCTGATTTTTATAATGCAAAGAGTCGAACTGAAAAAGTTGGCGATGACACTGTAGCACTTGGTCCTGGTTATTACATCACTCCCTTTATTCGGGCCAATTATCTATTGCAACGAATATTCACTTACTTGGGCTATACATTGAAAGATAACTTTTTCACAAAAACATTGCCATTTACAAACATGGTCTTTGTTAATAACACAATGGATTCCCTAGTCAATGGAGACATTCGAATTGCGGATCTCGTTCCTAACTGTAAGATATCCGTGATACTCGATTTATTCCGAAAAAAGTTCTGCTGTGAATTTATCCCGGATGAAGTATCAAAGACAATGGATATCGAACTATTTAACGATATAATGGCTACGGACTCAGGAATAGATATCACCACATACGCTACATCGGAACCCGAAATTACTTTCCCGGAAAAATATATGGCCGTAAAAATAAGTAGTGAAGATAAAGTGACAGATAGTTCCAGTGCATCGGACGTATCATCTCTTTCAGTACTTGAGTCAAAATATCCACACAGCGTCATCGATCCAAACGACTCGAACTGGTATCGCTATGGGAAAGACGACTTGACTGGAGTGAGTGATAAGACAAAGACGATGGAATGCAATGAAGGATATTATCAGGATTCAAACTTTAAAGAATATGAGATATCGGTCCCAGATAAATCACCAATCACAAAAGCGTCACCAAATGGGTATCCTATCTTTTCAGCCATATACATAGGGGAAAGCCAAGCACTTAATTCTGTGTTATCAAATACGGATTCTTCATCGTCCGAATCATCTTCTTCATCATCCGATCAAAAGCCAATGTTGGCATTCTATCACAATAGAGATAATTACCCTCTTGGTTTATGCGCGAATTATTATAATGGAACAAAATTGTTCGACTATACATTATATTATAATGGGCCGGATGGTATATTTGAAAAGTTCTATCGTGTATTTGATAATTTTATTCGCAACTCCAAACATTCCGTCAAAGTCAGCCTGCTACTACCAGCAGAATTGAAGATGAATATTAAAGCCCAGAAGTTACTTCTTTACCATGGACAAAAATTATTTATTGATACACTAAAATTTAATATTGGAGGCAAAGAATCTCCTGTAGAAAGTCAATTCTATACCACCAAGAATCATACTCCAACAGTAATAGCTAAAACTTATAACGAAATTATAGCTGTCGATGAACCCGGATATTCATGGACAACAAAAAATAGCGTTACGGAAGCGACACAAAGTGACTATATGGATAATAGAACCACAAAAATGAAAACGATATATCCCCCAGCTGCCACTTCGAAATATATACCGGGGGTGCATTATTTTGAACAGTTCTACGTCACCGAAACGCTAACATCAGATCCGAACGATCGAGAGAATAGAGAATATAGTTATGAAAAACACAACTTCTGGTGGGAAGTCATAAAGGGGTGATTTGTCCTTTGTGAGGGGCATTGGCTATTTTATTTTTGTATAAAAAACAAAGATATGAATGTCGTTAACAAACCGGATATCTTGTCACTCACTGGGAATATCAATCCCTTTGTCGTCGCGACAACAAAGGAGTTAACCTTTGTGTTGAAAAAAGGTGATGAGCAGATATTATCCCAAAGTTTCAATCCGGGAACGTCCGGATCCGTGACGATAAAAATAGGCGATATCCTCAATAATCAACTTAGTTTCACACTAAAGGAAGCGACCTCGTACTATCTCCAGAATAGTATTTTTGCAACTTTTACCGCAACATTAACTGATTCTGATGGCTCTACAGATATTACTTTTGTGGCGATCCGATCTGGTGTCAGTCAATTAAGCGACACGCCTTCCGAATTTTTAAAATGCAATTTTCTCACTTGGCAACCTACGGTGAAGAAAGTCACGTATTATACTCCTGAGTATCTTACTTATTATGCGGTAGTCCCTGGAAAGATGCAAATTAAAGCAACCTACCAGGATGCTACTTCAGAGACAAAAACGATCGTATCGATGGATGCAGGAACCGCAGTAACGGTACCACTTCAATACGGAATAGTATATGGAATGTTTGGGAAATTGCCCGCATTTTATGATGTATGGTATGAGGATGCATCAGGGAATGTACTTTCTTATATACAGCGATATGTAGCGGATAATGCGAAATCGGAAAATGAGCAATGGGTTCTTTTCACGAACTCTCTTGGTGGCGTCGACACGTTCCGGGCTTATGGTGAAGAAGAATTCACCGGTGAGCATACACATAACCTCGTAGAAATCGACGATACAAATGAAGAATATCGGGTAGACACTGTTTCGAAGCACAAAAAGTACACCGGGCATTTAACAACGTATGAACGACAGTGGATGCAAGACTTTTTCCCTTCTTTGAATAAATTCATCTATTCAAATGGAGAAGCTAGAAAAATTGTTATCATAGAATCGGAAGATACATATAACGATCTCGACCAGGTAGGCGGATTCAGTTTCACCTATAAATATACCGAGACAGATGCTTATCTTAACCTGCAACGTAATACTCAACTTCCTAAGGATCTTAATATCGATGTGCCGGATTTGGCAAATTTTACTTTACCCCCTCGACTCCTTGAATTCCCGACTCTGTCGGGGAGCGAGGGGGTTTTATTTCCCGCACAAAAGACATTCGCTGATAAATGGGGAAAAATATCATTAGATGATATCGCCCAATTCACGATAGATTCATTATTAGCTAGTGATATTGCAAAAAAATGGACCGCTACAAGTGGTAGCTCCCATAGCCATGACAATAAAAGTATACTTGATAGCATAACTGAAGACCTAATAAAGAAATGGAATTCGACTAATGGAAATAGCCATAGTCATGATAATAAATCATTCCTTGATCAGATTGATCAGAACCTTTCGACAAAAGATTCTCCCACATTTGAAAGCCTCAAAATCGGATCTGGCGTACTAAAATGGGACAACACTCATAAATCTTTTTATATAGAACAGGCCGACGGAACTCCAGCAAACTTTTATGCAACCGGTGGTGTGTCATCTTACGGCGCTGCTTCGGAATCAAGTCCCGGATCAGGAATAGACGAGACGACTTTATGGTCTATCATGAGCAACACCGGCACTCAACAGATAGCAGCTAATCACCTGGCAACAGCTCTATCTGCGTATGTGACGCAATCGTCTATGTCGGCACTGCTTGCAAACTATGCACCGGTAAATCATGGGCACGTTTGGGGAGATATCACCGATAGACCTGCCTCATTACCTGCCTCGGATGTGTACACCTGGGCGAAGGCAGCAACAAAGCCTAGTTACGCCTATTCGGAGATAACAGATAAACCCGTTTCGTTACCTGCATCGGACGTGTACGCTTGGGCAAAGGCAGCGACAAAGCCTAGCTACGCTTATTCGGAGATAACAGATAAACCTAGTACTCTCAGCGGGTACGGTATAACGGATGCTGCTGCTAAATCGCACTCTCATGCATGGGCAGACATCACCGACAGACCGACAAAGTTAAGCCAGTTTACGAATGATATGATAAGTACGTGGGCGCTCGCGGCAAGTAAGCCTAGCTATACTTACAGCGAAATTACTGGATGCCCTACCTCGCTACCTGCATCAGACGTTTACGCCTGGGCTAAAGCGGCAAGCAAGCCTAGTTATTCATATAGCGAGATCTCGGGTACTCCTGACCTGTCGAGCCTACATACGCACTCGAACAAAGAGCTATTGGACGCAATCAATCAAAATTTATCCAGTACCGGTACGCCACTCTTTTCGAGGATAACAATCGGAGCTATAAGTCTATTATATGATAGCGTCAATAACTCCCTCTATGTGCAAAAGTCGGACGGCAGCGCTGCAAACTTTTACGCTACAGGCGGCGTGTCGTCATACGGTGCCGGGGCAGTTTCGGGCGGAGGATCGGGCATTGACGAAACGACGCTATGGTCTATCATGGGTAATACCGGAACGCAACAGATAGCAGCTAATCATTTGGCAACAGCCTTGTCGCCTTACGTCACTCAGATATCCCTGTCTGCGATGCTAGCAAATTACGCTCCACTCGTTCATGGCCATGTATGGGGTGATATTACAGATAGACCTAGTTCATTGCCCGCTTCGGATGTGTATTCATGGGCGAAGGCAGCAACAAAGCCTAGTTACGCTTATAGTGAGATAACAGATAAACCCGCTTCACTGCCTGCCTCGGATGTGTACGCATGGGCAAAAGCAAGTAACAAACCTAGCTACGCCTATTCAGAGATAACGGATAAGCCTAGTACATTAGGGGGCTATGGTATAACGGACGCAGCCAGTGTAACTTCTTTAGCTAATTATAGGCCTGTTGGTGGAGTTTGGCCTGGTGCTAATGTTCCAGGGAATCGTGAATTTGGATTTATAACTAACGATGGAACTGGCGAGATTGCCTTCAAATCGTACAATGGTACGATGAATATGATTATTGATGGCGACATTTACTGTCGTGATTCATCGTATATTGTATGGCATGCCGGAAATGATGGTTCGGGATCAGGATTAGATGCTGACTTACTAGATGGAATAGATGGTGATGGATTTATGAAAAATCTAGGGTCTACTGGATCAGACTCTCTTAATTCTATATTAAGACCTGGAAATTATTATATATCAGATCAATCAGGAGGTAGACCATGTACCTATGGCGCATTACTGACGGTAGGGCAATTTGATACAAGATCACAATTGGCTTTAGGCTATAAAAATGATCCTGGAATGTGGTATCGAGGATACTCGCCATCAGGCTCTAATTGGGATTATTGGCATCAGGTAGCTTTCACAGATTCAAATGTCGCATCCGCTACGAAGCTCAATACAGCCCGCTCAATAACGATAGGGAATACGGCAAAGTCTTTTGACGGTACTTATAATGTATCTTGGTCGCTGTCTGAAATTGGAGCTGCAGCTGCAATTCATAGCCATACCATCAGTCAAATAAGCGATATCGGAAACGCATCTGTTAATTATGCAGCAAGTGCAGGTAATGCAAATAATGCCTTTTATTTGTTTTCTAATAATGACTTGAATCATACAGGGGTAACAGTAAAATCAATAAAGGATTTACTAGCTAGTAAAATATCTTCACAAGATATTGGTATAGGATTTAGTTATATTTTAGGAGGAGAATGTATTAGAAATTGGAGTAATGAGTCTTATACTGTTACCGATTCTAATGTTTATGCTTTTGTAAAAATAGGTGGCGGATACAGTGGTAGTACATATGGTCAGTGGCTACTAAGTTCTTACGATCTACTTAATATAGGAGTGGTTGGAAGAGATGGTAATATATGGTCAGATATAAAGTGGCTTGCATATACTACAGACAATGTAGCTTCAGCAACAAAATTGCAGACAGCTCGCTCGTTTACGATCGGAAATACAGGCAAAAGTTTTGACGGTACTTATAATATATTTTGGTCGCTGTCTGAAATTGGAGCAGCTGCTGCAATTCATAGCCATACCATTAGTCAATTAACCGATATCGGCAACGCATCTGTTAATTATGCTGCTAGCGCAGGTAATACAGATACGGTAGATAGCGTACATGCTTCACAATTTCTTAGATGTGATTCTGCATCTTCAAATAACCCAATAAATGGAAACTTTGCCATAGGAAATGCTTCAGGTCGAAATTTTATACAGTCTCATAGTGGGCAGCCTTTAGATATAAACCCATTAGGAAACGCCGTTACAATAAATGGTACACAAGCAGTTACTAATACTGGGACTTGGGGAATAAGCATTACTGGAAATGCGTATTCATCCACAAAATTGCAGATGGCAAGAAAGATATATGGGCAGACATTCGATGCGACTAGTGATGTTGATGGGACATTATCGGTAAAAGGTCCTGTTAATGGTAACTGGTCAGAGGGCATAAGGATACATGAAGCAGAAAATGGATGGAATACGCTTATATTTTGTGGCTCTGATAATACAGGGGATAGTGGGACATCTACTAATTCTTGGAGTTTTCATACTAACAGTGGAAACTTTATGCTAGGACACAATGGTACTAATAATGTATTTTCAATAGACCATAATAATAATATGGGTATAGGCACCGCAACTCCTGCATATAAGTTACATGTCTCCGGTAATGGGTATTTTTCGGATGCACTCAACCTCGCAGCGACTCTGTCAGCCGCCGGCTTAATCACCGCAAATGGAAACATTAAGTCGGCTAATTACATTGAAATCGGTTCGACAGGTATAAGACTTATGTACGATTCGACGAATGACTGTCTGAAACTTATCAAGTCAGACGGAAGTGCAGTTAATTTATTGGTAACAGGGGGCGTCACAGCCTTCGCAACAGCATAATATTATGGCATATAGTAACGGAATAATAACAGCCCCCGTCTCTATAGACGATATCGGTTTGGCACTTGGCTCAGGTTCGAAAGAGGTGGCCACTTTAGTTGGTTCACCCCTGGTCAATCCATGGGCACGGTTGAAGCCGGTCTCTCGTAACGATCTCTTTTACGAACGTTCGGACATCGCCAATAATGATACATCGCTAGCAGGGAGAGAGGAAGATGGGGAGAATATTGACTTTTATCAATTCAACTTTAAGATACCACACGCCACATGGATGGTTCAATCCGCCTTATTCGGACAAAGTTTTAAGGCTGTATTGGTCAAAGCCCCTTATCCATTCCGTATGGGCGATTTCAAAGGATATAAACCTGGGGCTACGGCTCCTGCTGCAACGCTTACCGTGTCAGGCGGTGAACTCTATTATAACGTTACTTCCTCAATTGCATTATCTGTGATTGAGGGTTCTGACATAAAAGTTTCTGATTTTGTCTTGAAATTCATGAATTCGGCTTCGGTCTCGGGCACTTCGCTAGGGACATGGAAAATCGTATTTCTTCTATTCATCGGCAATACGGTGATATTGGTCAACTCCGGGCAGACATGGAATAATGCCGTTTCTTATGGCGGTCTATACAAATCAATAGGGGCATCGTACTTATCTGCTTATAACGGTTCGACAGCAAGCATTATAGCATGCCTGTGCGGAGACACTGGCATCCCCGATGACATAACGGTCCTATCCGGATCTAACTATTCGGCCAACCGGTTCATCCCTCTTAACTTCAACGCCAATTCAGCGCAGCTATCGGTCGTTAACATCAAAGCATTTAATTGGCTGAAGGGCATGTCTGTCTCTATTCAGATTGGTAGCAAGCCAGCGAATCAAAAGCCCTATTATGGCGTTCAGATATGTGTTATACATGCTTCAGATGTTCTTTTTGACGAGCCCTATTGTTCGTTTAGACTTGTTCCTCGCATCGTAAAGAAAGACGGAACGGTAGTCGTTGGTAATACATATACTACCGCCCCATACACAGTAGCAAACTGCTATAATGTGAACACTAAATATACTTTTCAAGTAAAAACGCCCGCAAATGGCAACACTTGGGTGGGATTTACCGGATTAATTAATTGGGATTCTTCCTACAGTTTTCTTGTTGATGTTTATTTAAGTACCGGAGCGAATAATACCGATAGAGGACTTGTTTTTACATCAATTATAACAGACCAACTCAACAATTTATAATAACATAAAAAAACGAATTATGAACTTAATTGGAAAAAAAATCGTCGCTCAAAGCTACAGAGTAGCTATTGAGGGCACAAGCGGGGATTACGATCTTATCGCTGAAGTAACTATTAATGCAGCAGGATTCCAAAGTTTAGAAAGCGGAGTCGTAAAAAAGGATGATGCTCAAGTGGCCAACTTTTCAAATTGTGGAACGCTAAACACCAATTTCTTGGCGGAAAACGTTGCTGAAATAGCTACTGTAATCAAGGATTTCGTCGATAGCGCTAAAGTGCTAGACGCGTCTATAGTATCAACGATTAAATAAAAGAGGAAAGAATGAAAACATTAGTAGCGTATAACGCTTATATGGTCCTAAAAGGACTTAAGATGAATGAAGCCTCTGAAGAGACATTAGGCAAGTTGTGGGAAAACATGCTCGCCTTGGCGCCCGCATCTGAAGAATTAGAAAAATCGGAAAAGCTCGCTAAAGAAAGTCTTGAGGACGATGAACTAAAAAAAATGCGAGAGCGAGCTCAACGTCTGCAAGAACGCATGAGTAAAAAGAATGTGGAAGAGACTGCCGAAGATATAAAGGAAAGCGAAGAACTGCGCAGATACTTTGAGGATCATAACAAAAAGGGTGAAGAGTTTTTCAATAGGATCCACGAAAAAGAAGTGAAGATCACGCTTAAAAAAATTAAGGTGACAGAGCTAATGAAGCTCATGAAAATAAATGGTAAAACCCTCGGAGACCTCGAAAAGCTCCGGATAATGATAGGAGAATAATCTGATGAAAATGTTATTTATTAGTTATTTGTTATCGGGAGATAATGCAAAAATAGCAATGTGGTTGCTTGTTGCTGCAGCCTTAGCTTTTCCCCCAAATATTGCAAGTTTTATCGACCTTGTTACTGGCATAAAAGCGAGTAAGAGGCTTGGCAATTTCAAGACAACCTCATTCGGGTTGAGACAAACGATTAGTAAAGATAGAGACTACATGACTTACTTCTTCCTCATGTTCCTTATCGATTGCTGTCTCTCGTTCTTCATTGACTTTCCAGTCATGTGTATTCTTTGTGCCATTGCGGAAACGGTTATAGAGGTTATATCTATCAGGGAAAACATGCACAAAGGACGTACAGAAACACATGATCCGATTGCGTTGATGCAAAGCATTGCCACTGCTTACGGTCAAGACAAAGCCGATAAGATTTTCAATATCATCAAACAACAGGAGGAAAAAAACAATGAGAATAACGGTTGACAGGCTTTGGAAGAAAGAGACGTATACCATCGGTAAAATGGCCATCGATGGAAAATACTTCTGCAACACACTTGAAGATAAAGAGAGAGACCTCACCAAAGAATCCAAAGTTTTCGGCAGGACGGCCATTCCTGCCAGAACTTACCGGATAACGATGACTTACTCGCCGAAGTTCAAGCGAGTGATGCCACTCGTTAACGGCGTTCCGCAGTTCGAAGCGATCCGCATTCATCCGGGTAACAAGGCTGAAGATACGGAAGGTTGTATCTTGGTTGGTGAGAATACCATAATAGGGGGACTGACAAATTCACGTAAGTGGTCTGATGAACTGAACAAACGCATTCAGGATGCCTTAGCTAGTAAAGAAGATGTTTTGATAACCATTAAAGATTGATGATATGAAACGAAAACAGACGTATATGTACACTATCATCCTATTTATGATATTGCTGACTTCATGCCGATCGGTCAAGTATGTGCCGGTTGAAAGTGTACGGACAGAAACGAAGTATATCGATAAGCTGGTGCAAAAGCACGATTCGATCTATTTGCACGATTCGATTTCTTCGTATATCAAAGGGGACACGGTATTTCTAAATAAATACCGGACGAAGTACGTGAACAAGTACATCTTTGGCACAGACAGTATCTATTTTAATAAGACCGATTCCGTTCGTATCCCTTATCTTGTAGAGAAGCAACTCACCAAGTGGCAAAAGGTAGAAATGAATACCGGCAGAATAACGATTATTGCATTGATTGTGTTGGCTCTTTCATCAGGAATTTATATATTTGTGAATTATAAAGTGAGAAAGTAAACCGAGAGGTTGAAGAGATAATATCAGATTGAGAAGAGGCGTGCGATAAACCGTACGTCTCTTCTATCTTATTCTCACTTTAATTAACTTGCAGACATGTTATCTATTATCATATGCTAATAACGGAAACAATTTACTTAAATATTGATTCTTTTTGTTGGGCGGTTGGGCGGTTGGGCTGCTAAAAAGCAAACTTTGAATACCACTTTATAAATTTCCTTTGAAATGTTTTGTTTCATCGTGTACCGTCAACGCATCCCCTTTTAAATATTTATTCGTCGTCGTAATGTCCGCATGTCGTGCCTGGTCTCGAGCCACGACGATGCCTTCTGCATTTGCCAGATCTCTAATACCAGAATCCTTTAAAGAGTAAAATTGATAATAAGCCGGCCATTTTAAAGTCTTCCTAAGATTCACAAAACTATCTCGAAATATGCGAGCACTCGCTTGGTCCTGAGATGGTATAAATTTCTCGCCAAATAGATAATCACTGTTAGGATGGGAAAAGACATCAAGTTCGATCATAAGCCTAATTAATTCATCATTGATACCCACCATGCCATCCCGCCTATTTTTAGAAAAAGCAGACGATATGAATATTTTTTGTTCCTTGATTCGTATATCACCCACTTTTATATATGTCAGTTCCGTCGGTCGAATAAAAGTATAATATTCCATCATGCATGCTAAAAGAAAAGGTTTATTCGTCCTTCCAAGATGTTCACGAAGTAGGTGAAGATCATCTGCAGTCAATGCACTACGAAACTTTTGCTCCTCGGGTAAACATCTTATTTTAGATACCGGATTTTCTAATAAATATTTTTTTTCGACAAGCCAGGAACATAGAGCCGATAACCAAGTACGATAATTGTTTCTTGTACGTGCTGACGAATCCCGGTCTAACAAAATATAATCAAGGAAATCAGAAATAAAAGCTAAATCAAACTGATAGATATATACGATCTTACTATAACGTTGTCCGTTATAGGCTATTAGTGTACTCAGACGCGACAGATAATCATATACGGTTTTTTGTTTCATCGCCCCCGTTTTCTCCATCTTAGAGATATACAGTTGGAATTGATTAAGTACATTTTCAAAAGATGCATATTGCCGTTCATTCCCTGCTTCAGCCCATGGATTCCATCCGGATCTTAGTTTACCTGCTAATGATGCTATTAGTTCCATCGCTCTCTTTTTCCTATCCGATGGTCTATCAATTCCATCTAGCATGTACTTTTTACGACGTAGACTATCGGTAATGGGGTCGAAACAATAAAAATCAACATACCAATTCTTTCCGACAGAATGAAGCTTTGGGAGTGTGTAAGAAACAACTTCATAAAAAGAGGATCCTGATCTGTGTCGAGACAACATTTTTTTTACGTTTTTACATTTCAAAAACGTATCTGGTGAAACTTATGTGCGAATTACCGTCCGAAATCCGTCCGAGTGCTTTAGAATAATAAAGCGTAAATAGTTGAAATGTAACTATTTACGCCCTGTTTTGTTGCGGAGACTTGACTCGAACAAGTGACCTTTGGGTTATGAGCCCAACGAGCTACCAACTGCTCCACTCCGCGATGTTTTACGGCTGCAAAGGTACGGCTTTATTTTTATAAA